TACGTTGGATTACGTAAGGTATGTCAGAGAGAACGCACGTTGTATTACGTCGTCTCTCGACTTCTTGAACGCCTTCGCGAACCTGCCCTACAGGATAGTAGGAAGGTTCGTCAAACGTTCATGAAAGAGGCTGTACAGTCTGCCGAATTGGTAGATGGTCACTCACATGCACTATCCGCACGAGACAGAAATGTCGCGAACCGGTTTTGCAGAAAACTAGCACACAAGCTCAACACAAAGAGTTATAGCTACCAAATGTCGTCATCAGATCAACACTTCAAGATCGCTGGTTTCCGAGACTGGCGATGGACGAAGGATCTTACACAAAGACCGACTTACAACCCGGAAACAGGACTGTCGTACATGATCGACGTGGATTACTACGTTGACATGAACCAGTACCTGTGTGGGAGGTCAGAACCGGTCTTGATCTTCACAACGCAACCGTCGAAGGTTGCGTCCACCGTGGGAGATTCAGTGTACTACTTCAACAACGACAATGAACTGGTCACACACGTGTCCGGTGGAGCTAAATTTCAACACAAACTCTGGGATTACAACTGTGATTCACTTGTGGCAGTAAAGAGAATCTTTGGGATTCCATACTGTGTAACTCACTTCCTGGTGGACTTGAGACACATCAACTTCGAAAAGAAATTGGTGTGCTTCACACCAGTAGGTACTTGGAGAGGGCTGGCTGCGATATTCGCCGAATGGTGGATACAAGGTCAGGAACTCAAACGTCTGGAACCAGTCAAGAATGGCTGGGCTTCACTCTACTCATTGAGTTCATCAGGACTCAATGTTTCGGTCGGTAGGGCTGGAACTTATGGAGAAGCAACAGTAGGAGCGAACAAACTCGAACAAATGTTTGCTGCTGACAGACTTTCCAAGCAACACGCCAACGTTGGATCAGTCGCATCATGGGCCGAATCCGACCGTACGGTAGGTGTAATTCTCGCCGACTTCATTCGCGAGAACAAATCCATCAAAGCACCGTACGTAGCCAACGTATCTGAAGGCGTGATTGGTTACAGCGCAGACTTAACTGGGGATGATAACGACAAATCGACCATTGTATCGTTCATGCCTGCGGTTGTTGGAGGCGGATGCTTTGCGCCCGCTCAAGATAAGAAAACGACCACGTGGGGAGTTGAGTCAAGAGTGACAAATCTAAAACAAGTTCGGAGCCTACCGATCTCACCGGAAAACGCAGCACGTGCGAAAGACTTCGTAAGTCGCGTGGTTGCCAACACTAAATTGTGCCCGGTAGATTTTGAGGCCGTCAGAGATAATCAGACGAGGACTACACAACGCGCCATTCTGGATGAGGCATCAAACGCGGGGAGCGTGGTTGATGACACGATAAACTCATTCATGAAGCGCGAAGCTTATGCGAAGGTCGGGACTCCGCGCGTCATTTCGACGTTGCCCGGCCTCACCAAACTGGAATACTCGCAGTATACCTTGGCCGCTAGCGCACACATCAAGAAATTTGCATGGTACGCTTTCAAGAAGCCTCGGGAAATTGCTGCTAGAGTTGCAGAGATTGTATCTGGACAAACTCTCGTCGCCGAGACAGACTTTTCACGCATGGATGGACATGTGACGAGAGAAGTGAGACGGCTCATCGAAGAACCAATCATGATTGGTCTCTTCGGTAACGATGAGTACATGCTGACCCAAATGAGGGAACAGTACGGTAAGAATGGACAACTAGGAGGAAAGAAGTACGAGACAGGATATGCTCGTGCCTCTGGAAGCCCGGAAACGTCCCTGTTCAACACAATTCTGACTGCATTCATCTCGTTTTCCGCGATGTGCGATCTCGGTCTAGACTATAACCAAGCTTGGAGTAGCTTAGGTGTCTACGGAGGGGATGATGGTCTTGTATCCATCCCACGTGCTTATTCAGCTGACCAAGCTGATGCGGCATACCGGAAAAGTGCAAGCGCATGGGGTCAAGTGTTGAAACTTGACTTCAAGAAGACTGGAGAACCAGTTCAGTTCCTCGCAAGGTTCTACGGAACAGCGTGGTCTGGTGGTGAAGACAGCATGAGTGACGTGAAACGTCAACTGGTGAAGTTTCATACTACTATAAGTATGGATGTCAACATGACCCCCGAACAAAAGGCGGTTGACAAAGCCATCGCAATTCTCCTGACTGATAAGAATACGCCGATTCTAGGAGAATTTGCAAGGAAAGTCGCGACTTTGGACGTAAAGACGCGGGTTGAGCACGACCAAGCGTTCAGAATGGTCTCCCACTGGGCGAGTTTTGAACGTGAGGATCAGTTTCCCAACGAATACGGCATCTGGATGGATGATGTCGTGTCAAGTCAAATGCCTGACTTTGACCTGGAAACATTCAAGGACTGGGTGCGCAATGGTGACCCACTAAACCCTCCTCAGTGCCTCGACTTAACTCCTGAAACACACCAACCCGAGATTACGTGCATAATCAACGAAGATATTGTACCGGGTAAAGGCATTCAGCCTAGTAAGACGTTTCAAGCCTCTCCTGAACCCAAACAGGAAGTTAAACAAATAGAGGCGAAGGTTAGGCCCACTCACAAACAAAGTTCTAAGAAGAACGTTAGTGAGAAGGAACCTTCGATTAAGGTAAACAATCAGTCAAAGAAACAACAAGTCAATAATGCGAACACGAGCAGCAAGATTGAGACGAACAGCGTTGCGCCGCCAACAGGTAACGCAGCGCGCCGGCAACGGCAGAGGATCCGCAAGGCCCAGGCAAAACAGGCCTCAGGGAAGCGGGCCAATATCAACGGCACAAAGCCTAGATCAACAAACCACTAGTTATGCACAGCTATTGGCTAATCCATGCACTAGTAATTTGGTTCAACCACTTTATGGTGCATCAGAAGGTGGCTACATGGCTAGAACGACACGTGTCGTCACGCTGGCCACGGATAATGCCTACACACATGGTTATGTTGTCTGGTTTCCCGATTATATTGGAATCGCGGGTAGTGCAAGTTCGACTACTCAACGTAATGGATCTCTCTTTATCTTTCAAGCTACATCTGCTTCAACCAACCCAACCAACACTGTCGCTAGTCCACTCGGGCAAGGCGGTACCACACAGACAGCGACAGGACAATTCATCAATGACCCAATGCTCCCAATAGCATCTGGAACTTTGGTACAAGACTGCCGTACGGCCGCAGCTTGTACTAAATTTTCGTATACAGGAAGGAATGATGCTTTGTCTGGTCGTGTGGGGTATTTAAACAATGTTCCTCGTGAGGCTCTACTCACAGGAGATTCTGGACTTCCACCGGACGTTAATAATTTAATGTTGTATTCTGACACTGTCGGAAGATGTCCGATGGATACTCTCGAAAACAAGTTCCGTCCCTCGGCTGCAAGCCAGTATTATAGAACGACAGGAACTGTTGCGAGTGATGGCCCAGATCTGGGTACGGATTGCTGCTACTTGGCAGGAATTCCGGGTACGAGTGCGACCGAAGTCGCACAAGGCATTTCCTCCGGTTCCAGCAATGGAATCGGTTTCATTTGGAGCGGTGTTGCTGAAGACAGCAGTATCGTTTTGGAGTTCTTGAAGGTCGTCGAATGGCGTCCTGATATGGCTTCGACGTTGGTAGCACCTCCACCTACTTCATCCGCGAATGGTATGAATGTGGTGTCGAGAGCTATTGCCTTTCTGGATCATAA